CCAGTGACTGTACTAGCGGCTCCCGTTGCTCCAGTTGCACCTGTCGGTCCTGTTGCTCCCGTAACACCAGTTGCACCAGTTGCTCCCGTAGCACCAGTTGCGCCAGTTGCACCCGTAGGGCCAGTAACTGTTGAAGCAGCACCAGTTGCACCAGTTGCACCAGTTGCACCTGTTGCACCTGTTGCGCCAGTTGCGCCAGTAGGTCCGGTTGGTCCTGTTGGACCCCCTGGGTCTCCCTGAAGACCGGCAGTACCTGCCGGCCCTTGAGGGCCAGCGGCAGAGACAACTACTACTGCAAAATTATCTGAAAGCATCAGTAAGTTATCTCCGCTCTAACTGTTAGTTTTCCTGACACTACTTTAGTTACTTCTCCGGACGAAGATTCTAGTTCTAAGTCGTACACGTAATCCTTAGCCTCTAAAGCTTGAGTATCTGCTGGTGGTAAAAATATGTCAACCCTACCTAATGCCCCATCAATAATAATCTGACCATTTGTCGTTGTGAGGGTCTTTATGATTGTAGAAGAATCTAAGGATTCTCTAATGTGCATTCTTCCTATATAACCAGTTAGGGTTATCGCTGTTTTTGCTGCTGTTTTTAAAAATAGTGCACGATTTAACGTGGCACCCTGATCTACAAGGATGTCATAAACATTTGAATTAGAATAGTACACGCGACTGTCCCTCAGGATAGAGTATCCCTTATATTTTACCTGAGTTACGCCATAGTGATTAACTAGGGGTTTTAGAGGCTAGGCCAGTTTATTGCCCTTTGCCCATTCTTCTTTCTGGGCAGCCTGCTCTTCCCTGGTTATCTTAATTTCAGCTTCCCATGCAGCCAATTTTTCCTCGGAGTACTCGGCATCCGCAAAGTCCCAAAACGAAACCATGGTGTATCTAACGCCCTTGGTTATCTCTTTTACGCCATGGATATTCTCTACTCCTCCAGGGAAGCAAATATATGAATAAGCTGATGGTTTAAACTCTATGTCGTGGTCAGGAAAATACAACTCCCCACCCTCATAATCATCATTTAAATACAAAATACCAACATACTTGTTGATCTCGAAAGCGTTAGGGTGACCTTCGTGGTCTGAGTTGTCAGAATGCGGAGAGGCAAAACCGCCTACATCCCATTTTTGCGCGTGAGATGTATTTGCCTTTACCTCCCTTTCAAATACAAGTTCGCCTGCTTCCTGGAATCGCTTCCTTAGAGAGTCAAAGTACATCGGGGGTAGGTTGTACTCCGCAAGTCTAGGGTCATCCGGGTGAATACCCATCCCTGAAGATCCATAAAAGGCTATGTCGCCCCAGAGATCCGCGTAGGACTCAATGTAATTAACCATATTGACGGCACCTTCTGGAGTTACAAAGTTAGGTATCTCTATAATTTTGTTTCTAGGTATTCCTAGCTCACCTGCAGTATTTGGCTCGTCCTTGTAGATTTTAAAAGTAGTGACGTCTACTTTATCGACAAAAAATGACATTTTCTATTCTCCTTTGTGCTCTAAAATTGTCCAAAAGAATGGGCACACGTATCTAACTCCAGAGGTTATTTCAGTTACGCCGTGAATGTAATTCATGTCTCCTGGGAAGAAGTAAGCAGATCCAGCTTTTGGTTTAAACTGTATTCCTTGCTCTGGAAAGTACAATTCTCCGCCCTCATAATCATCGTTTAAGTAGAAAAGCCCGGCTAAGTCATAGTAAGGAAAATCATTCGGCTTTCCTCTGTCGTCTCCTATGTGCAACTCTTTGTCAGCGTGAGGCATCTGTAACTGTCCAGGTAGCCACCTAACTACAGCTGCACTAGTTGGAAGGGCGTCTACTTTAAAAAATTTATCTACTTCTAACTTTAATCTACCTTGCATGCCTTTAATTACATCGACTACTTTAGGGTCTACGGAATTTAGGGTATCATCTGTAGCTACTCTGTCTGCCCAGTAGGATGCGTCGTAGATGCAAAGACCGTCTTCATTGTAGTGAGACTCGGTGACGTCCCAGGCGGTATTATTTCGGGCAAAGTTGTTTAGATACGACAGTTCTTCTTCGGTCATAAAATTGTCTAGAGATACGATGTTATCTGCAGAATCACCAAAAAACCCTGACGGAGTTATAGAGACGCGGTCTGTACCGTGATTATTCATCTACTTCCTTTCTTCGAAGTCAGTGAATGCTAAAACTACGTATTTAATACCTTGCAACAGCGGTATTGATTCGTGTTGGTATGTATAGGTAGATGGAAATACTATAATATCTCCAGTTTCTGGCTTTATATTTAACCCGTCTATCCCAGGGAAGTGCAACTCTCCGCCTTCGTAGTTATCGTTTAAGTATAAAATTGCTGACACAGTTCTTACCATGCTTGGCCCATGGTCTATGTGTAGCCCAAAATAATTGTTTGGGTACGAGTATTTTACAAAATTCAATGGAGCATAGTAATTAATGTTTATTTCCCAGCTGGCGGCATAGTCGTCTATACACTTTTTAATTACCCCGAAAACTGAGCTATATATATTATATAGCCCCCTACTTTGATCTGTCCCGGTGTTTAGTATGTTTTTATCTATTGGGAACTCTAAAACAGCACGTAGTGACTGCTCTTCCTCTGACTGGTCCCAGCGGAATTCCCCTGGGCCAGATAACTCGTTTTCTAGGGCAAGTATTAGAGAACTGCAGTGATCTCTACTTATTGTATTTTTATATAAATTAATACCGTATGCAAGATTTTTTACAGTAGAGTTGGGAAGCTCAGGTAGCTTTCTTTCCACTAACCGGACTGATATTGTTTCTCGACTACTCATAGACTCTTCGCTCCCAGACTTCTTTCTGGTAAACTCCACCATCAGCAACTCTATATTTTCTACTGTTTTTTTCGTTTTTTAGTGACATCTCTCTGTGGGAAATCTTTTCGTCTACCTCTGACTGCCAATCTTCTCGCTTAAATGGAAGCATCTGGGCATACGGAGTTCCAGCTGGAATCACTCCCGTAAAACCTTTAACTATAAAAAATGGCATAGTTCCAGGTAGATTTACTTTGTCGTTATCTATAACACCACTAGTAGTTAGAAACGGCAGCTCAAAACGATTAAATGGCTGAGAGTATAGAACGCTGTAACCTTCTGGAACTTCTACTGACCAATCAGACCACCAAGCAAAGTGCGCCTCGTGATACCCCATCGGCGGAGTGAATTGATACATAGGTGGTCTAATCTGAACAAAATCTTTTTGCCGAGGGTCAGATACTTTTACTTTTAATGCGCCACCTTCCTCATAAAACTCTATGTCGCACGGTGTCCGATAGACGTACCCGGTCCCCATGACATCAAAGATCGCCGGACAAGCTTTCCATGTTGGGACTTTTCCACCAACCATAGGGTCTTGCCAGTGCTCGTTGGTGTGCGGGTTTATAGCAAAACGATCTGCCTTACGGTACCACTCTGGCAAAGTTTTAATTGTTGGCTTTGGTACAGAGTCACTATTAGAAGTGAGCCACGGTCTATTTATAACAAACTTAATCAGCTGTTTCATGCGTAGCTCCAGTTACTGGACAGGTAGCTGTCTTTAGTTTAATTGCTTTAGATTCGTGTGACCCCATGGAAGTGCCGTCATAGTTTATGGCGTTCCTATACATTTTTGACCAGTCGCCTACTCCATTTTTTGCTTGAGCAGCTTCTCCATATTTTCTTAGCTCTTCAAAATAGGACTGGTCTTTGGGGGTGTGATCTAGTTCGAGCACGTAATCATCTTCCAGTGATTTAATTGATAGTGGTAAAAGTGCGGCAATGGGGGTACCTGCTGGTATGGTTATTTCTTCGTTTGCTTTTGTAATTTTCCAGGCTATTGGTAGAAATGCCTTGTAAAAAGATGTGCTAATTAATGTTGTAAAACACTGAGTCCCTGGTATAAATTGATTAGGTACTGGCATAGTTAACATTGTCGTATTTTCATCTGTTTTAAATATTAAACCCGTGTTAAAGCTGACAGTGGCGCTACCCCTCACGTTGCTAGCGTACTTTTCTCCCTTTAGTATTGTTATGTGGTTGGGGGTAGTGTCATCAATTCCGTCCCAGATAAAGCTAATGTCTTCGGGGAAAGATATGCCCCAGCCTAGGCGGTTTGTTAGAGTAATTGGAAAGCACATATAAGCGTGCTTGTCGGGAGTGTCTTCCATCCACTGTCGAGTTGCTGGTAGTGGTTCAATCTTGGCAGCATCTTCACTATTAACCGTTACTCTAATAGATTTGCTAATTTCCAGTCTCCTCGTAAAACTTTGGATTATGAAATTTTTCTGAATAGTCAAGCATAGTTACCATGGAGTACTTTGTCCCTGAGATTACCGGCATGGCTCGGTGGGGGTACATAAAGTTGGACGGAAATACATAAAGATCTCCAGCTTTAGGTTTTATAGTTACGCCTTGGATGCTGAAAGCAAGTTCACCGCCCTCGTAGTCATCGTTAGGAAATGCAACAAGTGATACTACGCAGTTGTATGAGTAGCCGTGATC